TTAATTAGCTGCTTGTAATTTTGTTAGGTTAGCTTGTGCATCGGTAGCAGCCTTTTGAGCTGCGGCAAGTGCATCGGATTTAGCTTTAGCAGCTGCGGCCGCTTGATCGGCCTGTGCTTTAGCAGTTGCTTGCTCTGCAGCTGCTTTTTCTTGTTCTTCGGTCATTTGTGGGTAAGTGACATCCAATTCTTTAATGGCCTTAGAATATTCATCTTCGACAGCATTTTCAATAGTGGTTAGATCAGCCTTTTTAAAACCTAATTTAGTAAGAGCTGATACAACAATCTCAACGGCCTTAGACTTTTTAGCTTCGCCTTCAATATATTTAACAACACCTAACTTTTGGACGGCTACCACGGCATCGTGAGCTAATGGTGTTAGTAAAGCAACAAACTTGTTAGCCTTAAGCAATTTAACAACATAAGCACCAATAATAGGCACAACTGCTACAGCAATGGCTACGACTAATTCAGCAATATTTTGTACATTCATTTATTTAATTCTCAAACTTTCCCCAACATAAATATAGTTGGCATTTTTTAATCCATTTAATGAAACTAATTTACTAACGCTTGTTCCATACTTACTAGCAATTGCGCTCAATGTATCACCAGAAGCAACTTTGTAGTAGCTAGCAGAACTATATGATACGGATCCGGAAACCTTTAGCTTCTCTCCTGGAATAATCAGGTATGGGCTGCCAATCCCGTTTAATGAAGCTAGTTTCTGATAAGTGGTTCCATATTTAGCAGCTATTCCACCGAGTGTGTCGCCACTTTGAACCGTGTAATATCCAGTTGAGCTTGTACTAGTGGTAGTTAATTTGGCAGCCGTCGAGGTGGTTAGTAGAATTTCAACGTTAGACTTGCTAATCCACGAATCAATCCCAGCTAATAAGACATTGTTCCCTGACACTTGGCCAACTTTATAGCTTTGCCCTTTCACCCAGCTTGGGATTGATTCACCAGTCGACCATTTAGAAGCCGAGAAGTTGACTTTAACCGTGTCACCAACAACGATTGAACTCTTTGGAGTGTTGTTGGCTTGCTGACCGGCTTTCACGGCTGGTGTAGAAGTAGTGGTTTTTACCGCTGTACCACCAGTTGAGGCTTTCGTTGTGCCTTTATAACCATTGTCGGTTAAACCAGTTAAATCAATGTCACCATCTAAGCCACCAGCCTTATAGGTCGATGTGAATTGAAAGATACCGATATTGTCGTAACTAGGAAAATAGTTATAGTTCGGACTAGTCGTTACGTTGTAGTTAGGATATTCAGCCAGCCACAAGGGATAAGTTTTAGCAATTGAAGCTAGATCCAAATGAGCAGTTAGAAATGACTTATAGCCATAAAGAACTGGTGTATAACCAGCGGCTTTGATTTTAGCCAGGGCATATTCAACGCTGGCAGTGTTTGGATTGCCCTCTTCAACATCCAAGGCCACGATTGAGCCTTTAGGCGTTTGGACTTTTGGCAAGTAGTAGTTAAGCATGCTATCAGCTTCGGTATTAGAAGAAAAGTCGGCAAAGATATAGGTGTGTGCCCGTTTGCCCTGGGCAATCGTACTTGCAACTTGCGTAGCATAAGTGGATTGCGGAGTAAATTCACCTTCGTAATAACCACCGATCTGAACAAGAGCGAACTTGTCGGATGCTTGGCCGAACTCTGCTGTGCTTGTCTGATAGTGGCTTAGATCCACCCCTTGATCGCCTTTGGCTGCAAAGACCGGTGAAGTAATCGCAAAAGCCGATAAAGCCGAGATTGTTATTAAAATTGTATTTAACTTTTTATGTGTCAATGAAAAATTACCTCCAAAATAAAAGCACCGGCCAATATCAATCCGGTGCTACAAATGAGTTTTAAAATATTAAATTGTTTCAACCGATCACCTCCTAAAGTTTCATAAACGTTGTTAGAATTCTAATCCAGGTAAAAGCACCGGTTGTAATTAAACCGTTATCTCTTAAAATCGCTGGCATAGCTTGTTTAAAGGTCTTTCTGGCATCAAGATAAGGATTAAAAGTATCAGGTTTTTCCAAGTGAAAAGCAATCGTATAGGTCTTTTTATCCAAGTCTCTATAGAAATATAAATATCCATAGGGCAAATCCACAACTTCCGGTGCGTTGTCTTTATCGATATCACTGCCTTGGCCAAAGAAAGCCGGCAACGATAAGTTACCCAGCAAAGGTGGATTCTGTAGTTTCTTGCCTAATTCATCGTTATCAAGATTGCCAACAAACTGTGTTATCTGCTCTTTTTCCAGCTTGTTCATAGCCAGAAGAGTTATATCTTTTACATAATTTTCCAGCACAGCACGATAGTTCTCAACGCTCTGTTTCTTTAACTGATAAATCGGCTTATTTATGCGCTCAACTTGTTTCTTTTCAGCCTTGTACATTAGCCAATTCCCCCAAGCTTTGCCAGCCAGTCATCAAGCAGTGGAGCAATAATGTATACAAATAAAAAAACACCAATTGCACTCAAACTCCAAAAAAGAATTTTAAAATGCGATTCGTGTTCTGCAACCGTGCTTTCTAATTCATCTAGCCGTTCACCAAACTCTTGTGTTCCTTTGGTCTGTTCCTCAATCCTTACTAGTCGTTGCTGAATATCCATCAACGTCTTCGTAACGTTAATTCCGTCATTTTCTGTCATGACATATCTTTGTCCTCCTATTTATTTATCCCAATGGATATGTGATCGTGCCACCAATGCCACCGTTATGAGGTGAAACATAGTTAGCGTAGATCAAACCGTTTGTTTGAACATGTAATTCAATTCCGTATGGAGTTCCCGATGAATCATCCATACCGGCGGTCATGAAAGTAATACTTGGAGCGTATTTTGATGGTATCGTTCCAATCTGATTAGCGTTAGTTGTCTTTGAAGTGTCTAGGGCCTGCAATCTAATATAAACAACATTGTTTTTAACTCGATATTGAGTTAAACCACCAGAACCAATAACTAAACCAGTGGCGTTTGGCAAAGTTAACCAACCCGTATCGTTTAGATAGCCTGTCGTATCCGTTAGAGTCACACTGGTTGCGGTGGAAACAAAAGAAGCCAACGGTAATTCATAAATAAAACCACCATCGTTTAAATCGTCTTGAGTTAATGACCCAGTTACAGCACTCGTATAAACTTGATTAACCGCTACCGAATATGTGGTATCACCGGCATTTCCAGTGACCGTATTGGTTTTGGTTAGATCAACAACCAAACAGATACTGCCGGATGAATTAGCCGGAACCGTAACACTTTCCAGAGCGGTTATTTCAATTAACCGGCCACCAATTACGGCCTGCCCGGTATCAATTGAAACAACCAAGCCGTCAATAGTCAGAGCAAAGTTATTGCCGCGATTAGCTAGGACACCGCTTGTATTATTTAAAATTGCACTATAAAGAGCTGCATCGTTAGCCGGACTGACAAACATTCGATCCGACTGATACATTGTTATTGCCATATAAATTCTCCTTTTCTTTTATGAACTGCTAAAGGCATCTTTGGCACTGAAACGCAGGTTGCCAAAAGTCAAGGTAACTTCATTACTATCACTGCTTATTTCATAAGCACTTAAAACACTGTTATAAATCGTTGTGGTGCTTTTCCCGTTAATTGTCTGAACATAATAGATCTTTGCTAGTAAACCAATTTCGAGTTGGCTGACGCTGAAAAAGTTATTTTGTATGGGCATGGGAAACTGAATTTGATGGCTATATTCATTGCCGGTTAAAGTATCAGCGGCAATTTGTGCATAAGTTGAATTATCGGTTGCGGTTTTATCAAATAGGGAAATAGTTACCTGTGTTGGTTGAACCACATTACTATTAATCGAACTAACAATTGTGCCGTCTTTTTGTAACCAATACCTACTAAGGACAGTTGGATTTTCCATATCCGTACTTGCTTGATCAACAATCCAAAGTTCATTAGCGTAGCCACGCAACAATCGACTATCATCTACTGTCCAGCCAGCAAAAGCTGCAATGTTGTTCTTCAAAGTAATCGTGTCAGAAACTTTGTGAATATCGATTATTGGATAATAAAAAGGAACACCGTTTGACGATGTCCCTTTTCCAAGACCTTTAACATCCATTACAATGTTTTGTAATGTAAAACATCTGGTAATGTAATCAACAAAATTATAAGTATCGATGGTATCTGAATTGGTTAATGTAAATGATGTATTAGTAGAATTCGATAATCCAAATGACAGAAGATTGGTAGAAACAGTGGAAGCGATATAATTTTTGATTAATTTAATTAAATGTGATTCGCGGCTGGTTCCCGTTTTAGCAGTTACGATGATATCTCCGTTTAAAACGTTTCTAATATCAGCGGCCGTTAATGTATTGGTATTAGCATCATCAGCCATTTGAACATCACTTATCATTCCAAAATATAACAGCGTGTTTGTATTTTGAATTTTAGCAGCTACATAATCACCCTTTTGGCTTGCCCCACTATCATTTAAGACAAAAGTTGAATTCGAATTATCGATGTAATCGTATATTAGATCATAATCCAAGACTGGATAAATCCCTTTAACTTGTAAGTTATTACCGTTCAGAATAGTTGCTTGTAATGGAATACTCATACCAACAGCCTTTCTTCTTTGTAAGTAAGTTGAACACCAGCAGTCTTGTCAATATAAAAGACGATCGTTGAATCGCCTTCAGGAATTAATATATAGTTCGTCTTAGTAATGTCCTGGTATTGAGAAATATTGACATAGGAACCATCAGGATTATAAATCCGAGCATATTGGTCTTCAGGATAAGAACTCACAACTAGCTGCTGATTATCAGTTAGCGTTACATCAAAAGCATCAGAAGCAATTGTTATGCCATTCTGTAAAACTTCCCAGCTAACATTTGTTGTCGTTGGTCCAGTTATTGTAATTAAACAAGGAGATCCATTTTGCAAACCGAAATATTCAGAAGAGTTAGAAACAGGAATTGCTTTTTGATTTAAATTGCGACCAGATTCAATATAGGTATAAGGGAATAAATAATTAAGATTAGATCCTAAAATGAAAGCAAATGTTTCACTACCGTTATCAAAAATATAGTTACCCGAAGCATGTGGAAAAGTAAAGTTGAAATTATAACCGGTGTTCTGGGGTAAAACAGTAAAATCAACTTCGTGAGCGTTGATTTCCATTAAATAAAGATAACCGTCAGTAACCTTTAAGGACCATTGAGTAGCGTCTACTGTATCAGAAATATAAGCATTTAATTGCGAACCTGAATTAATCATTGGTTCGGAAAAAAGAATCGTTCCAGTTCCTAAATTCTGAAAACGTAAACGTAAATAAGTGGTAGAGGAAGATGTTGGAGTAAAAGATCCAGTGAGCTGAATCCAGTTTCCAACTGCCGTTGTAGTACTTATTAAAACCTCAGCTTCTGTTCCTGCATCACTTCCGGAAACGATTCCTCGCCCTTCAAGATGAACACTGGCAGCGGTACTTAAAGTGTCCGTAACTTTATACCAAACTGACCAATAATAAGTTGAATTTAAAGTAGGCACAATATTTTTAGAGACAACCACATTGGAAGCAGAAGCAGAAGTGGAAGCCATTTGTATGGCATTATGCGTCTTTCCAACTGAATCAGTGTAAACACCAGACAATATTGTTGAAATAGTATTAGCGCTATTCCAACCAGCAGTAGATGCACTTTGCAATCCTAATAGCATTTCAGAATCGGCTGTTAAGTTGTTATAGCCTAAATTAGCCTGACTATAAATTAATCCAACGGTGTTTTGAGTTAATTGAATCGATTGTCCAGCTGTCACTTTTGTTGAAAGAGTACTGCTTCCATCGGAATTATCATGAATAATAATCGTATCGCTGGGAGCAGCAACGGTCTGATCAGGATTAGGCGATGTATTTAGTTGTTGGCTTCCAACAATATTTCCATCGTTATCTTTAACAGAAACCAATGCATTTTGAATTTCCGAACTGCCAGAAACCTGTATTGTTCCAGTCGCTGATCCATTATCGTGTATACTTGCTAAATCTATTCCAGAGGAATTAATCAATGTTTGATCAGGAAAAGATACTGAATCATCTGTAGCATTTCTTTTTATACTCGTATTGTATATTTTTCCATATAATCCAAGATTAGGGTCATTACTATAACTTACATATTCTTCCGATTGCAATTGGTACCAAGCTGTATAAAACTCTAAAATAAAAGCTTCGTTTAAGCGATCAGCAGCAATTATCGTACTACCACCTTTTTCGGTCTTCGTAATACTTTGTAAGTTAGCTTTACGATACCAAGTTCCAGCATCAGTTGTATAAGCCAATGTATATGGCGGATAAGCCAAAAACGAAGCAAAATCAGCAAATGTTTGATAACTTTGACTACTTATATCACCAAACTGTATATATACTTCATAAGGGTTTGAAGTTGGATCTGTTAGTTGGCTGTTGGTTCTAATGAAACTTGAATTATAGACAGAATAGGTATTAGTCATATATAATCCTAAACCGATTGGGGTATAAGCACGCAGAGTGTTGCTTTGTATATCAACGGTCTTTCCTTGTGCGTTTGTTAATTGAAACATACTGCCGATCATGCCAACCCCTTTACTGCCCGGCTAACTATTGCACGGGAAAATTTATTTGCTGTGATGTTATCAACGGTTTGATTACTCTTTTGTTGTTCAGACAGTTGACTAGATGACAACTGTACCAACTTGCTCATTAGGGATTCAAGATTACTCGTACTCATACTGCTTGTCGAATCTGAAGATGTTGCGGCCGCACTATTATTTACAATCTTGTTCGTTTCGTTTAATAACTCAACTGCTCTTGAATGTTTTTCAAGATCAAGAGGAATTGCAACCTCTGGACCAGCTTCACCGAAAATAGAAGGTGTATTAGCAAATCCACCGTATGCATATTTCTTTGTTCCAGTTGGACCCCAACCACCTTTGACACTAATATCGGCTAGCCAGTTACTATCATTGAACATCGCAAGTAATTGATCATAGCCGTTGAGGATATTGGCCTTGACACCTTTTGGTTCCCAATAATCCAACGTTGGTTGAATGTATTGCAATAGTCCTTTAGATGGTGTTCCTTTAGCAGCGTTTGAATCCCAGTTGTTTACAACGGTTGCATTTCCACCAGATTCCTGATTGATACGATGCAAAATCGCAGCCATGCCAGCAGTTGTTAAATTGACATGCATTTTAGACGCTGCAGACTTTATTACGGATTTCCAACGAGTAACACCAGAACCGCCAGGATTGCCTTGTGAACCATAATCCCCAGCTTGTTTAACCAGTTTGCTTAGAAAGTTACCGATTGAGCTAATGGACTTATTAACCATGCCTTTGGACAAATCCTGTCCCATTGAGCCGACATCAGAAATAGAAGTTAGATTGAATGTTTTTTCCGCTAGCTTAGTTAATGTTTTAATTGGATCTGTTATTTTGGATAATGCATCTTCAGCAGTAGATGAAATGTTATTCCAGATGCTTGACGAACCTTTAGTTACGGCATTTATAAATGAAGTCAGGTCTGTAGTTCCTGAAGCATAACCAGGCATCGTTTTACCATAATTACCAGAGAACAACTTAGCTGTATCTTTAGCATTTAAGACTTGATCACCTGCATGTAACTGAACCATTTGTGCGCCATTAGTGCCAACAAAATCAACTTTGCCGGAATATGGTTTATAAACTGCTTCCATACCAGCTTCACCAACGAGGGCGGCAGTTGATTTTTTAATTGCACCACCAGTAGCAACGGCGGGTGTAGACAATTTATCATATTTGAAGCTGTCGCTTTGAAGTTTAATGGCCTTTATACCAAATGGTTTAACTAATCCATTAAAGAACTTGCCTAAACCATTAAAGATATTGGTTGTTCCACTTCCCTGTTTGCTAGAAGCATCCATTGAGTTATTAGCCTGCTTAGTAGCATAATCGCTAATACTCTGTGCCTGGTCATGCGCTGCGCCGGTAGTCTTTTTCTTTTGATCATCGGCATTCTTTTTTACATCAGAATTTTGGTCTTCACTAGATTTTTTAGTTTTCTTGCGTTGAGTATCAGCATAACCGGTAACATCCTGTTCCTGCTCACGGGCTGCTTCAGTAACTTTTTGTTGTTGGCCATGAGCAGCTTCATAAGCGGCTGTCTTTTGATCATCAGCATTCTTTTTTACTTCTTTGTACTGATTTTTGGCATGGTTCTTAACAGCATTCTCTTGGTTTGATGCTGCGGTTTGAGTCTTTGAATATTCTTGTTCAGCATAATTAACATCATCATGATATTTTGACCAAGCAGACTTTTTTGAATCTGTTTCGGTCTTTTGCGCTTCAGCAATTAACTTTTTGCGTTGCTTAACAGCGGTTGCCGATGTTCCTTGATATTCTTGCTCAATAGCATTCTTAGTTTCTTGATACTTTTGTTTAGCTTGAGCAACTGAACCTTTACGAGTTTCTGTGGCGGCCTTTTCAAGAGCTTTCTCTTGTTTTTCCGCTATTTTCATTTGAGTGTTGTAACGGTTAGTGGCTTCTTTTTCTAGGTCACTAGACTCTTTTTTAGCATCCTTAATGGCGCTATTTAATTGAGCAGTGCTTAACTTGCCTTTATCAGCATTAAGTTTTTTAAGAATAGCTGTTTGACTTTTAGCACCTTTTGAAATAGTGGTATTCTCTTGATCATAAATTTCGTCTTCTTTTTGAACAGTAGCATAAATTGATTTAGAAGCCAGCTTTGCTATTTTTGATTTTTCGTTAGCGGTGGCTTTTCTAATCTTTACGTTCTCTTCTTGACGTAGTTCAGATTGGGCTAATGCGTTACCTTCGTTTTCATTAATCTCTCTATTATATTTGGCACGAATGCCTTTTATAGTATTGCCAGCCGACTGTTCAATCTTGGCTTGCTTTTTGGCAAACTGTGAACCCAAGGCTGCTCTTTCGGCGCCACTTGTGCTTTCATTCAGATTAATGCTTTTTAAGCTGCGTTTAACGCTTGCTACACGCTTCTTATACTCGGCATCACTCATTAAGCCGGTTTCTTTTTCTTCTTTTAACCCAGCTAATTCATCCTTGTACTTTTTCTTGAGTTCAGACTCACGTGCAGAATCAACTTCTTTATAAGCCGTCTTGGCCGAAACCTTTGGAAGTTTAACAGTGTACTTGCCGGATTGTTCATTAATTTCTTTGGCAATTTCCTTAGCAACACTTTTAGCAGTCTTAGGAAAGTTTGCGGCCATCTTTTTGGCTGTCTTGCTAGAACCAAGAGAATCACCTATTGCTGATCCAATGCCTGCACCGGCTAATGTACCAATACCAGGAACAACAGAACCAATAGCGGCACCAATTCCAGCGCCTGCAGCTGTTCCAATTCCTTTTGATGCAGCTGTTACTTGATCGGACTTTTTGCCACTAGCAAGAGCTTTTCCAATGCTTGATGAAGCGTCCCAAGCAGAAACACCGATTCCTAGTACACCGACAATTTTACCGGCAATTCCAGCAGTTGCTTTCGTGATAGAAGACAAAGCGGATTTATTTGACAATGAACTATCAATTGCTGTTACAGCATCAGTCGACGCAGTAGAGCCAACATCGGACTCGACACTAGAACCAGCCTTTTCAGCCGTGCTAGTAACTTTAGAAACAGAACCGGATTCGCCAACCGAAACACTTCCACCAGATAGCTTATTATTTTCAGCTAACGCAATATTTTGGTCTTTGATGGCCTTGGTCTCGACCTCTGTAGCAGCAGTGGAAGTTTTGATTCCAAGTATTCTTTCAGCCCAGTTAAATGCACCAGCTATCTTATCAAATGTTTTTAGGGTTGTATTAACAAAGCCAACTCCAGTATTTACAGCATGAAAAGCCTTTGATAGTAAATATGCACTTGCTACGAACTTGGCAACGGCTTTAGGGTGATCAGCAATCATCCCCAAAAATGGCTTTAATAGGACATTTACGATCTTCAACGATTCAATCATCGTGTCGAACCCTAACGACCCAAACGACTTAACGGACTTGAAGAAATTAACGATTTCTGGTGCATTATGTGCTATATCGTTTGATACATCAGTAATTCCAGTGGATAATCTTTTTAGGAAGTCATTCATGGTGTTTGGTACTGATTTTAGATCAAACGCCTTAGCAAAGGCGGTCGTTATTGTGTTGAAACCTTTTTCAGCCGATACACCAATCCTGGTGAACTCGTCAGCGACTTTTGGATCAGAAACCCATTTGGATATTCCGGCATAGATTGGGTTCTGTGCATTCATAATTGGTTTTTCAATATCGCCAATCAAGGCCGGTACACGTGCTTTAATGGTTCGTTCCATGCCGACCATCGTCTGTAACATGTTATCGGCAGCTTTATCGTACTTGCCAGAACCTAACTGATTAAATACGTTTTCGATATCGGAAGCTGATATTTTACCAGCCATCGCCATGCCTTTTAGATCAGCTACCGTTACTTCTTTACCGTGGTTTACTTGAGTTTCATATTTAGCCAGATTTTCACGAAACATCGGGAAGTATTGAGAAATCTGATTAAGCATACCGTTGCTGGCTGTGCCTCTTGATAATCCGTTAACCATATCTTGCGTTACGGCCTGAATTTGTTGAGAATCCAAACCAACGGCATCAGCCATGTTCAGCATCGACTTAGTCAGTTCATCTGATTCGGTCTTACTAGAATGCAAGTGGTAGAAACCTTGTTCCAGTTCGTTAACGGTATCAGTAGCTTGTCCAGTTTTAACAGACAGTTCGTTGATCGTGTTGACCATTGCTGTCGCAGAACCAGAACTGCCGGTCAATGTTAGCCAAACGGCCTGCATTTTCTGCTGTTCTTTATCATAATCCATACCAGCATCAATGGCAGCACTGATATGATTTGTTATTGACTGAAAAGCATTTGTGATTCCTGATGCGACCAAATGAGCACCAACAATCTTAGCGAACAAATGATCGGCTTTGTCAGTCTTCTCATTCATTGAATCCAGCTTGCTAATTGTGGACTTTAGAAAGCTATTACTAGAATTTTTATCAAGTTGTTCTCTTAAATCTTTGGCTTCACTGGTGGCATGAGCCATTTTGGTGGCTGTTTCGTTAACGCGAATAGTCTGTTTAGAAATCGCTTCGGAGTTATCGCCTTCGGCTGTTTTTAACTTGTCTAATTCTTCTTTTTGTTTTGAGTATAAAGTACTTAATTTTGATTGCTGTTCTCTTAAGCCGCTTATTTTAGCCTTTGCAGCTTCTGTTTCATTGCCTTCGGCCTTTAGCTTTTCAACGTAAGAGTTTGTAACAGAAACAGACTGTTTTATGGAATCGTTTAATTTTAATATTCCAGAATTCTGTAATTCAAAAGAATTCTTAGCTTTAGTCTGCTGATTTGTTAAAGAAACCAGTTTAGTGGTTGCATTATCTATTTGTTTCTGATAAGAGGAATATTTTTGCTGTCCTTCGTTTGTCTCTGTATTGACTTTAGCCTGTTCGGACTTTAAGCGGTCAAGGACGGACCTTTGTTTTTCAACAACTGAAGATAGACCTTCATATTTCGTTTTAGCAGCGGATAATGTGTCGCCACTTGATTTTAGAACGGCTTCATGTGCTTTCCAGGAAGAAGTGGCTTCGCTGACAGCCGTCTTTAATGTTTTTAATGTATCTATCGCTTGGGTTCCGTCTAATGTGACCTTAGTTCCCATTTCGCCGGTGACTTTGCTGTCTGCCATAAATTACCCCTTTCCTGAAATTGCACTGAATAGTTTCAACGGATCTTGAATACGATCTTTCTTATCTTTTGCATCCATTACTTCGATCAACTCATAATAGTCAGTATTAAAGAATTCATCTAATCCCCAATGCCAATACATCATGGAATTCTTAGCGAATAAATTAAAATCTTCTAACTGATTTTTCAATCTAAACACCCTTTCGCTGGGTGTTTCTATTTTTTTGCTTGCGCCGCATTCTTTACGGATTCATCAAATGCATCTTCGGGAACGCCAAGCAAACGACCGCTTAAATGAGCAGCAATTATTGGAATTTCTTCATAAACATCTAAATCATCATATTTGTCAATCTGTTTCGGACTTAATTTAAGAATTTCAACAATAAATGCTTTCATCGAGTCCAGAACCTCTTGACGACCTTTTAATACTTCTTCAGTACTCTTATCAGCAATGTCATCGGCTTCATTCATCTTTAATTGAATTTTTAAAGCTTTTTGGACGTTTCTATTTGATGTCTTAACCTCAAACGGTTGAGATTGAAATTCTTTAACAGTAATTTTCATAATTTCTCCTAAATTTATGTACAAAAAAACGGGCATCTCAACCCGTCAGGAAGTTTTTAAGTCTTCTTCGCTTTATTTATTTTTTGAATAAAACAATCTTATCCGTAAAAATCATCACCTAAGACATCTTCTGGTGAACAACTATATGATGTTTCTTGAACAGCTATTTTCCATTGACCATTAGTCAAATCAACAGCAACAGCAGCACCTCCATTTTCATCAGTAGTTACATCAGAAACATCATACTTGGGTATAAGACCTGTCGGATTATCATCTGTAATAGCTGTTTGATCAGTAACTGAATACCAATGCATGAGCTTATAAGTCGTTGATGGTGTGCCCTTAAAGGCTAACGAATTATCTTCTACTTCACTTTCGATAAGCAAGTTTCGATAATAACTCAAGCTACCATCACTAAGAACCAGGCTATTAATGGCTTTGTCAACTGTAAAATAAGCACTTTCAACTAGATAAGCATTCAAACCAGCTTGTAATAAACCAGCAGACTTTTGTTGCAAGAAAACATCTTTAGGCGAGGACCATAATGTTATTTGCGTCATTAAGCAAGTACCCCCTCACTAGTAGTTGATTGAACTGTAATAATATCTTCCGGTGCAACACACCAATTGCCAGAATTAGAGCCAACAGACAATTTGAATTCAGATACAGGAACCCCCACCGCACTAGAATAACTTCTGATATAAATAGCTGCCGTCTGACTCAGAGCATCATTCCAATCTTGGTAAGCAGCATGTCCACTATCAGTATCAACGGAAACAGCTCCACTAATTTCAATTGGCATGGCCAAATCAGATGCCGTAATCGTATAAGTTGGACTACCAATAATGGTGTCCCAACTATTGGATCCCTGATCAATGGCTCCTACAGTTTGCCCTTTCACTTGCAAATTAATTTGTTGACCGGCTACTGCCTGAGCAGGAATATCTGCAATGTAACTTATCACTAGGCCACTAATATTCCCAAGCTCTTTAATGTAAGGATTATATATTGTAGATGAATCAACGATTGTTGCCCAATCGTTTGCTGTAAGGGCTGTTAATCCAGCGGTTTTTAAGAACAAATTTCGATTATAAATAATATTTCCACTTGCATCGGTAACTTGATCGATTGCCGTTGTTCCCAACATATAAATTGGGTCACCAATATCTGGCTGAATTTTATAAATACCATTGGGATCAATGTATGAAGCGTTGTTATACTGATTTATCGTAGGTTCATAAACAGTATAAGATTGAGTTTGGATTTGATTAGCACCAAATGTCAGACCAAACTTACTGACCGCTACTGGGAAATACATAACCACCAAATACATCAGCATACATCGACGTAGCATCGAACAATGGATCAGCATCGTAATAAGTCTTGATTGCTTCACCGTTCCATGCATCGGCACCAACAGCAGTGTATGTTAAGGTATCATCTGCACGTGTTTCAGCGTTCGTATCAGTTCCGTTACTTGAATCGGGGTTAACCAATTCACCGTTTGTGAAACCAAAGTAAACATTGTTTTTGTGGTCAAGTGTTTGTGTCCCGATTAACATAGCAACACGTGGCTTACTAGAAATCGTGTAACCACCTTTGCCATCAGAAACACGTCCGAGCAATTTGTTCAGAATGTCGTATGGCAAATCATTGAAGTCAAGGGCAACGCTTGGTGTACCCTTGGCAATTGAAAGATCAACAACCTTATTGTTTCCATAAATTTGTGTAGGTGCGACTTCGATACCAGTAATGTTGGCAGTCTTAGCACTAATAACGCCATCATCAACCTGATATAATCCTGAAGTGGACAATCCACTTGTTCCGGCAACGATCTTGCCCGTATCATCTATTAATCCGAACTGGACTAACTTTAAACCAACTGTAGCCATTAGCTACCTCCTAAAATATTTTGTAATTTTGATACATAAATTGTTTTGATCGCTTGACCTGTATCGGGGTCTTGGCTTTCATCTTGCCTTTGAATTGACCAACCAGCGGCTAGAAAAGCTTTCATTAATGCAACTTCGCATTGGTCCGTATCTGATGAAAAGTTAAGCGAATAAAAAAGCTGTATTTCAACAGCCTTCAATAGTTCTGAAAATGAATCATTTCCCCAAGTTGTTGGAGAATTATCAACGCCCGTAATTAAACAGTCCGTTACGTTATTTCCTGCTTGATCTTCTGCTTTCAAATCGTCTTCTGGGATAAAATCCAAATATAAATTGTCAATCCAAGAAAAGGAATTATCTGTAATTACTTTGGCTGCCATGTCAACAGCTTTCATCAGAAATTAACCCCCTTTGATTTCATAATCTTTTTATATTCAGCTTCTTTAGCTTCCTCAATGGCTTCCTTGGCTTCTTTTCGTGCGTTGTCAACGAAATGATCGCCCTGAATATGTTTGGTACCATCATTCAAGAAACGAGCTATATAAGCCTTTTTGGTATCAAATCCATAAATTGAGCTTCCGTCTTTGTTGCCATTCACGTTATTGGCTTCAGATAAAATTGAATCAGCTAAATGGACATCCTTGCCTGTTTTTCTCTTGCGATAATGCTTATCCTTTGTGGCTTGTTGCAAAACCTTAGCGCCAACGTCAGCACCTGCTTTATTGATTTTTGTTTGCTCATCAACAGAAAGATTTGCAACCTTGCCAATACTATTAACCCAACTTTCCATTTGCGAAGATAAATCACTATCCACCATTAGCCTGCACTTCCGATCTGTGTATTTTTTCTAACAGTAACAATGTCATATGGATCGAGGTTAAAGCTTTCATCTGGAGAGATTGAAACAATATCGTACACAATGCCATCCAATTGAATCTTCAAAAGAGATTGGATCAGAGGATCGTGTCTGAATACTAAATCAACCGTATCTTGCATATTAAAGTTGGTTAATTGATAAGTTTGATTCATCGTGCGAGTACGAACCGCACAGAACCGAGAAAATTGCTTATTGAAGACTTTTAAAATATTGCCTGTGTTTGGATTTCTGCCGTCTTTACTCGTGCCTAAATCAGCACGTTTGTTAAGTTGAATGAAGTTAATCGCCATCATCGTCACCTGAATCATCAGGATTCAAAGATATTTGCCAATCTTCCCACATTGCACGTAACTGATAAATGATATTGTCAGAAACCAAAGGCACAGGAGCAGCAGAAACATTTGTTAACGCATCTCTGTTTGAATAATACGCACTTGCAAGAGCGATTGTGGCTGTATCAAATAACGGAGATACATCAGAACGTGAATAAAAAGTATTATTGGCATCATCTGCGCCAATTGCATTAGTCAAATAGGCAACAGCGGCTTTTATATAACCTTGTAGCAGGTTATCATCCGTATCAACATCAACACGTACAGAATTCTTTAAATCCGCTAATTGAACTGTCATAAATTGCCCTTTCTAACAGGCTTCTCACCCTGTTCGTAAGTTTTTAGCCTTAGTCGCTATAAAAATAATCAACTTGCAGATGAACTAGAGCTTGCAGCGAAGTTAGCTTGCTGGTCAGCAATTGCAGTGAACGAACCAGCAACAAAGGCTTCAGTATCAGTCGGTTCAACATCGAAACGATCGATAACACGGATCTTCGTCTGATCTTTCTCAAATGAACCAGCGCCAATGTTTGTAGAGAGCAATTCCATGTTTTCACGGTCAAACAAAGTAACGGCTTGTGAAAGATCACCATAATA